GAAAACGCCACAAATTTTATTTTTGTAACGTTCGCTATGCTATACATCATACTACTATACTACTATACTACTACTACTATACTATACTATTCTTCTTCGTCCCCTCCCATTATTTCTTCTTTCTTATCAGTTAAGAACTTATACAAGTGACTGACAACAACAGCAAGATAAACAGTTCCAATTAGTGTTATTAGTTCATCACTAATCATTCCTTTAAACACAGTCATACCTGCTACATACACAGACAATACTATTAACTCTACTGCTATTCTTTTTCTAACGCTAGGTTTCAATGTACCAGTATCAATGAACTCCAGTATTAAACTAAGTACTTGCATAAATACTACTAACCCTATTTCTTTCAATGTTTCCACCACGACCTTTCTCTCTCCTTTATTATTAGTTTTCTATTTCGTAAGTTTGTAATTCTCCTGTGAATACATAACCACCGTAAGCATTCCACGCATTTGTTTGTAGGTTGTTAAACATGTCAGCATACACTTTCCTGTTTAGACTTCTACTATAATCTCCTTCTGGTTGTTCAGACACTTCTAAGTGTAGTCCTTTAGCTTTACATTCTAATAAGTAGTTACCTCCATATTCTGTTGTAGGGTTCATTAATATGCTATTATCAAAAGTACAACTGCTAGGAACTTTGATATAGTGTTCTCTAACTGGGTTTAATATTTGAGCAAAGTTCTCAACCTCACAACTAATTGTATAACTCTGTTCGACAGGGTTAAAATCAGTAGTTTCAAAACCTGAATGGATATTTACTTTATAAGCACAACAGAAGTCAAATTCTTCACTATAATAAAAACCAAAGTTAGGATACACTTCTCTATGTCCTTTATCCATTTGATACTGATTATATTTGTATCTGTCTGCTTCAGACAATTGGAATGGTTTAGGTTTATCTCCCTCTGTGATTTGGATATTCTTTACATGCCATTCTGTGCCTTTGTCCCAAACTCTGAACCTCCATGTTTTAGAATTAGGAAGTGTTGACTTAGTTGTAAATGTAACCCAATGTAACCCCCATACATCATCATCTACAACGTTGTTAAAATTAACGTGAATGTCTTCATCTAAACCAGTTCTTAGAACTCCGTCTTGATATACTGGCTTAGTATTGTCTGCTAGCGCATATCCTACCATACCAATAAACACTACTAAACCGCCTGCTTTTACTCTTTTAGCGTTAAATTGCAAAGTATAAGTAGTATTAGGTTTTAACTCAAATTCTCCCTCAAACTGATTACAAGCGACGTCATAAAAACCACCACCAGTTGGACCTCGAAACCTAAAGTAGTTCATTTGTGGGTATAAATCGTTTTTGCGTTCAATCGTAAACTGATTATCTCCACGATAAAAAGCCTTAGTTTTATACCAGTTATCGTTATAGATTTCACTAGGTAAAACTTCTCCACCCCTAAACAAGTTACTTACACCGTTATTAGGTGGCGTTGGAACTATTAACTGCTCTTTGAACATGTTCCAGTAGTTTTTCTTATCCACTTGTATCTCTAACTTATGGCGACCTACTCCGATTAAATCTAAAGGGTTTAATACATCTACTTTCTTTCCGTTTAAATAACTATCCATTTTTCAAACCTCTCAAACCGTAACCGCTGATAATAAAATCATCTACTCCAATGTCTAAAGAATATTGCGGTTGTTGATATTTATAATTTGCATTAGGTTTTGGGTTGCCCCAACCTGTGATATTTTTGTCTTTCGTGCATTTACTCAAAGCACCATTTAAAACGGTTGTAATCGTCTTAGCTTTGTCATTTACTACCATTTCAGTCTTTGTAACGTTCCACTTGTTAGGACGACTAATAGAAACATTACACAGCCATTTTACACGGTATATCTTCATTTCTACATCTATATACTCTTGAGCGTATACATCGCCCTCTTTGTAGCTTTGTAGTGGGTCAGCATAATAGAATAAGCAGAAGTCCATTTCTTCGTCATAATACAGACCATTATAGGTGTATTTGTTACTAAAAAACTCAATATATTGCTTTTTACTCATTGCTACGCTTATTGTATCTTTACTAGGGTTTATCAACTCAATAGGGTTATGAATTAATAACTCCTCGAAGTTTAACCATGAAAACATTATTTATATATCCTTTCTATTTTACATAGACCTGTCATAAAGTCCATTTCATACGGAACACAAGGTCCATAGCTCATATTTTGAGGGTTATTGTCTTTAAGCCCCCACCATTGATACCGTGTATTATACAAAGTCAAAAACATTTGAGGGTTATACTTAATTTCGTCATACGCTACTTTAGGCGTCAACTCGTCATAGTCTAACCAGTTAGGCTTGATGTTTGGTTTCATGTCAATATTAGTCTTGTCTGTGAAAACTATATGACCGTTCATTGCTCCGTCCTTTGGTACAATTGTCCAAGCTCTTAGAAAAGCAGTAGCCGAACCAGGAATTGTGTACTCTACCGAACGTTCCCAAATTTCCTTAGTAGGGTTGTACTTATAAAGCCATGCCCTTCTTTGTTTGTCATTGATGAACAAAACACGGTCCGGAATTGCTTTAGTACGTTTGTTTTCGTAACCTCTGAACCAGTCTTCCGTCATAAAATCGCCTGTCAAGAATTTTTGGAATACAGCAACGCACCAACTAATAGAAATGCCCTTAATTTTTGTAAGCTCTGTTTCATTGTCTACCATTCTAACGCGCCATGGTCTCATGACTAAGCCGTTCGGTAGTCCGTATGTAGACATCCAGTCATTCATACCGCTATACTTAGGTTCTCCGAAGACTTTAACGCTTACTGCGCCCTCTCTTGAACGCATAAATTCAGCCTCTTTGTCTGCTCTTTCTGTGGCATAGTAAGGACCTAAAGAGTAACCCACATTAAGAACCGCTGAACGTGTTATTTCATCAACCCTATAACCTCCGTCTGGTTGTGAATAGTGGTCTCCGTCAATTACTACGTTCGCCATTTCTCCTGCTACTGGGTCTATTGCCGTGTTCGCGTCTACTACATACAAAGGTTCTTGTATACTAGCCCAATCATTCCCAACTCCGTCAAACGCTTGTCTGGCGTCTTGAAATTGTTCAGGGTATAAAGTGTTTCCTGTCATGTCAAACACGCTTTTAGAACCGTTTAAAACGTGAAATTTAATGGTTCTACCGCTTTCGTTTGCATACATGTCAGAATCAAGTCCAATCAACACGCGTTGATTTAATGGGCGACAATAGCACCATACAGCATTCTGTTTTACATCTCCACCAAAAAGTTCATAGCTTTCATCATTCAGCTGTCCACCCCACACGTAATCTTTAAAGTCGTTACTATTTGAATCTGAATAGCCTGTGTATACAGGGCGTGAATCTGATGACCCTTTACTTTCAAAATAGCGATGTTCTTCTGCCGTTACTGCGTAAGGTGTTACTTTGTTAGGTTCAATTTTAGGGAAAAACAAACCGATTTGTTCTTCTCGTCCTGTGCTATCTAATTCAACGGTTAAACCTAATTTTTGGACTGTTTCTGTTTTTTGTAAAGTAACTAACTCACTAACAAAAACATATTGCCATGGTTTAACTGTGTAAGTACCAACACCAACCACAGAATTGCCATAGAAGAGTTTTAAAGTAAAGTCTAAGGGTTTTCTACCAAAATTAGTTAAACGCATTGACACGCCCATTTTATTGCCTTGTGTGAGATTAGGCTTAACTGGCAACTTTTCCCAATGAGTCCAATATTTCCACCCCCACATTCCTGTGGCGTTCTTAGGGTTATAAAGTCTAATTCCTTGACTATAAGGTCTGTGCCAAGTAGCTGGGAATTGCCCAGTATTAACGGCACTACTTAAAGAGTTCAATTTATAATAATAACTAGGGTCAAAACTTTCAGGTTCTTCCACGTCGTCGCCTACTAACGTTCTAAGGTTTGAACGTGTGAGCAAGTTCCATTGTGGCAACTCTCTACAAAAGTCTAGCCCTGTTTTTTCATTCCAAGTATAAGCCTTATTCAATCGCCAAGCCCTCCACTAAGTCTACTAGTTCTTTCTCTGTGCTTACTTCGTCCACTTTTTGTTGTTTAAGTTTAACGTTTGCGTCAACATAAACTCCCTCAATCTCCATTAGTTTCAACAATGCCGAACGGTCTGGCAGTTTGTTTACTTCGGTAACTGTTCGCCCTGTTTCTGTTTTCCGTCCATTAGGGTTGTTTTTATATTGGATAACTGTTTTTGTTTCTTTTCCTCCAAACGCTAGTGTCTTTAATGCCTCTAGCATTTTTTTATTTTCTTCTTCTGTCATAGCCATTAGATGAAATAGTCCTCACTTTCTTCACTTTCTAAGAACCACCACATCAAGTTGATTAAAGCGTCAGCCAAATCAATCTTATCTGTGTAGCCTTTTTTAATAATACGCATAAGCCCAAAATCGTTTATTTTTGTCTCTGCGTTCATTAAATGAACCGCTAGTAACTTACTATCAAAATGAATTTTACCCTCCTCCATTAGCTTCTGTGTGGCTTCTAGGGTATTAGATAGCTTGAAACTGTTCTGCATTACTTTGTTATAAAATTCAATGTCATAAGTCTGTTCAAATTTATCAATGAAATTCTTTGCATAGTTAGGGTCGTAATTCAACGCAATCGGAACACTACCATTCATAGCACTCATAAAAGCGTCCCATGCTTCGTCTGTCATGTTATTAATGCCCTCGTGTGTTATTGTTTCCCCTAAGTGCTTAAATTTGTCATCTGCACCCTCTGGCATGATAGGGATAGCCTTAAAATAATAGTGTCCGTTTTCTCTGTAACCTATCACAGTACCCCAAACATCGCCACGTACTGAAAAATCTGAACCAATAGCAACTAAGCGACCCTCAAAGTCTAATGGCGGTACTAGACACTTATCTACAATTTGTTTTGTAAAGATTGTGGTGCTATCAGTCATTGATAAGTTAAAGCGTTTAGTGATAATTTTAGCCATTTTAACAGGGTTACCGATTGCACCTATAAAGTCCTTTTGAATGTCCTCAAGTGTTAAAGTGTATCCCAATGCTGGGTTTGCCTTGATGTACTTAGAACTGTCTTTTACTTCGTCATAATCGTCCAAGGCGTAATAGAATACCCAATGGCTGAAATCATCATCTTTTACCCATTCTTTCCAACTTTCCAATTCATCATCATAAGCACCGCCACGGATAACGTTGTTTGTGGTTGATATAAAAAGCGTACCCTTATTTTTTCTTAGCCCCTGTCTTATAGTGACAAGAGGGTTCTTTTTAAACGCTCCAAACTCGTCTATAATAACAAGCTGTTCGCGTCCACCGTCAAGCGTGTCCTCGTTACTAGCATAGATAGAAATCTCCGTCCCTTTGCTTTTCAGTATTGAGTTATCTTTTACAAGTATTTGCTCCTTGTTTAGTTTAAACTGATTTTTGAACTTATTAATGACAGTGCCTGGACAGTTTCCCATAGCTCTGAAATGCTTCATCAGAATTTTTTCAGCTTGGTCTTTTTTGGTAGCCATTAAAGCTATAACGCTATTAGGCTTAGGAAACAAAAAGAGTTCAATCAAGGCTATCATGACATCAAGAATTGACTTAGCATTTGAACGCCCTACAATAACAACGCACTCGTCAATCTGATAAGGTGTGCAATACATCAACGTAAGGACCGCCTTATGATATGGTATGATTTTAAAACGTTCGTTATTAGGCAAAGTCATGAATTCTTCAATGAAATCAAATATTTTTTGCGCCTTGTTGTAGTCTATTTCATGCTCGATTTTAGCCACTTTCTTTTTTAGTAGCTTAATCATTTCGCCATTATCTTTATTTTGTCCTATCCAGTCTTGAATTAAACTCATTTTTATATTCTCCTTATATTAAACCCTCCGCTATAATTCTTGCGTAATCTATTAAGTCTCCGCTTCGTTCCATTCCTTGATGACATTTATGGCAAAGAACTTCGGTAGGTACATTTATTACTTCTTTGTCAAAGTCGTTTACTTCTAACATGTCATTGTTCCATTGTAGTGGTATAACGTGATGACATATTAAATGCTCCGTACTCCAACACTTTTCACAATGCCCTAACCTGTTCTTTTCTTCACGCGCCTTTTTTATCCACCTAGGGTCATTATATAGCTTGCTTTTAGTATAAATCAACGTTTGTTCAATTTAACCCCATTTCTTTCAAGTTTGTTATAAATCTCTTTTGCGATTTTTTGACCGTCTGCACTAGATTGTACATAGATTTTAATGTCTTGTTTAGAGTTGTCTTGTGTTCCAATGCTAGGCGTTACCGTTGTTCCTTTGCTTCCTCGTGTATAAGGTTGTACACTTTCCACGGCTTTGTTGATTGCTTCCCTACCACCTGCAAAGAATTGCAAGTCTAATGGAATTTGACCGTTTCTAGAACCTAGGAGTTTCTGTCCCAGTCCTTGGTTTTCTTTTAACCCTAGAGGGTCAATGTTGCTAGTTAGCCAACCCCAATGGAAATCACTAAAAGCGTCGCCCCATGTACTGTTCTTTCTAAACCCTAATGCTTTACCAAGTAAACCAGTGTTACCTCCGACTTGACGTGAGGCGCTTAACAAGTTTTGGACGGCTCCATAAGCGTCATTAGCCCAGTTATAGAACCTTACAAGTTCATCAATACCGTTTCCAATTTTTGTCAGGAAACCTGAAATAGAAGTAAAGTTGATTTTATTAAAGAAATTAGTAACTGCGTCTTTAGCTTTGTTTACTGCGTCCTCCATTTCTTCATTTGAAACTTTACCGTCTTTGTTTTTGTCAATAATTTTAGTAACAGCTCCAACCGCTTGACCTGCCATTTTACCTAATTGACTGCCGACAATGCTAGACATCTGTGTGGCGTTATTACCTAGATTAGACATGTCTATACCTGTGTCTCCTAGACCTTTACGGAAACCGTCCAAGGCGCTTGTATTGAAACCATTGGAAATCATTTCTCTGATTTGTCCCCAAGTGCTAGGACCGCTTGACGCCAATTGCTCCCCCTTTTGTTGGAACAATTCAATGGCTCTATTCATAACTTCTGTGCTGAAAACTCCGTCTTCCATTTTTTCTTTGAAGTTTTCCATGGTAACAGCACCGTTACTTGTTGCGTTCATGGCGTTAAGTAGTGTACTTGTGAAGTCTTCTCCGAACACGTTGGTAAAATCTTGTACGCTCAATTGACCGTCTTTCAGCATACGTTTCACGCCACCAGTAGAAACCTCAATACCTTTTAGCGCTGTTTGAGCTTTAGCCATTTTATTTGCCCAATTATCGCCGAAAGTATTTGCCAACAAGTCTGCCGATACTTTACCTTTTTGCAAAGCGTCAGGCAACTGTTCTGCTGTCAGTCCTACATTTTGCATTTCGTTCGCCGCCTGAATCAGCATATCGCGGAACTGCGCACCAAGTGCCGATTGCATCATTTGGTTGAAATCTTGAGCGTGTAACGTTCCAGACCCCAACGCTTGAGCTAAACCATAAGTAAATTGCTTTTGTGTGTCCATTGATAGACCTAAGCTATCCCCTACGGCATTAATAGCATTAACAGTCTTAAAGGCTTCTTCTCCACTTACTTTCATGTAACTAGAAATCATAGCCCCTAATTCATTCAAGTCATTCTTTTGTGACTTTAGAAGTAAGTTACCTTTGTCAATATGAGCATTAAATTGTTCGTACCCTTTAGCTCCGTCTGCTAGTGTTGTGCTAAGTGTTTTCTGTGACTGAACTTGTCTATCATACGTGTCCATTAGTGTGTTTGCGAACCCGCTAGTCAAGTCAACAGCTTTTGAAATTCCACCACTTACAAGCCCAATAGCTGACGATATACCACTTACAACGTTACCAACTTTTGAGAACGTACCAAGTAGTGAACCGCTTACAGAATTCATCTTATCAACTGCACCTGATAAGCCTCCACCTTTTTCTGAACCTACTTTAGCTAGTTCTGTGCTTAGTCTAGTTGCTTGCGTTTGAGCTTTTACTAACTGACTTTCTAATGCCTGTACTTGTTTTTGTGTAGCTCCTGACATTTTAGCGTTCGCAAGTGCTTTTGTTAAATTATCTACATTCTGTTTAGCAAGGTTTAAAGCTCTCTGTGTTTCTTTAATACCTTTGTCTTTCATAGTAACAGAACCAGTTATTTGAGCATTCTTGTTCGTTTCTTTAGCTAGACGCCCAATGTTATTGATTTCTCTTTGTGCTTCCCTAGCATTTTTTAGAACGCCTTTAGTTTCCAGTTCTGCCTGAATGACGTATTTTTCTTTAGCCATTGTTTGTTATACTCCTTAATTTACGCTTAATGTTTTTAGTTTTATCGTCCATTTCGTGAGTGGCTTTAACTAGCGTTCGTCCATAACGTTGGTGCAAGCTACGGTCATGTAATAAGACATTGAGCATTCTCCAACTTTCATCTTTAGCTTTGAAGCCGTTGACTACACCAATGTTTCCGCTTTTTAGTGAACCGTAAGAACGTGTTACTTGCTTAGTGATTTTTTTAGTATCAAACTTAACAGGGTAACGAGAGAAATCTCCACCCAACGAACTTTTATAACTGCGTTTAACTGTATTCTGATTAGAGTTAAAAGCGTCAACCATTTCTAACCAGACCTTTTTAAGTTGTTTCTCTGTGAACTTTTCCAGTCCTGTTACTTTGTTGGTGGTTGCCATAATTCTACCTCCACATGCTCCGCTTTGTTTAATTCATCTGCAGTTGTTTTCTTCTTCTCTTTAGGTGTCAACGTTGAAATTAGTTTTAGCGTCCACCCTAAAGGTCTATGGCTATATACTTCATAGGGAACTCTGAAAGCTGTCATAGCACTAACAATGGCAAGCGTTGTAATTCTTGCGTCTTCCCTTACTTCTTCTTTGCTAGTGCTATCGCTTTTTTTGTTTCGTCTACCAATTGTTCCATGAGTTCGGCAACTGTGACAGGTAACAAACCACCAATTAAAGCCCCAAGAATTTCGTCAAGTGTATATTGTGGCGCGCAAGCCCAGAAGAACAACGCCAAACTGTGATAATCGCGTTCGTTCAAATCTCCGAAGTAAACTCCGTTATCTTCCATACGTTCTAATGCTTTAAAATCAAATTTAAAATCTTCTTTCTTCATTTTTCTATTCTCCTTATAAATTAAAATAAAAGAGTGGGAACTATTATTCCAAGCCCTCCACTCTTAAAAATTACGCTTTGATGTCAGTAGCAGCGAGCGGTTTAAGTTCATTAAACAACTTTTTAAAAGCTAGTGCCGGTCCACTTGTACCTTTTGCTAAGTCTGCGTCAGACACTTTGAATTTTACAAACAAGCGTTTTTTGTCCCCTAGTGTAAAATCTCCAGTTGTGACCGTTGCCGTGTGTTCGTATTCTTTACCTGTTGGACTTTCTTCGTCCGCTTCCGCCGTGTCACTTGGTGTTGTAGCCTGAACACTTGGGTAGAATGTAGCTTTATACCCTGTTCCGTCATCATCACGATAACGTTCAGCATAAGCGAAACCGTAAGGTTTGTAATTTGCTACATCGTCAGTCAAGAACCCTGAAACACTTCCAAACCCTAACGCGTGAGTTGCAAAGGCGTCAGGCAAGTCATACGACTTAACTGTAATTTGTGTAGTTTTAGCTCCTGCGATTGTACGATAAGGAGCGTTAAACCCTGCATAAAAGTTTGTGTTTTCTTGGTTGTTCTCTGTTTCAATTCCACGCAAGCCTGCAATTGGAATTCCTGCGGTTTGCCCTTTAGGGTCTGTGAACACTACCCCATACCCTAAACCGTGGGTTAATTCATTTTTTGATGTATATGCCATTTATTTTTATCCTCCTACTACTTCCAAACTTTAATAGCACCGTCTTTGAGGAAACCACCGCAAACGGTAATAGTACCATATACTTGTACTTTATTATGACGAACGTCTTTAGTCACATTAAATTCTGGTACCAAGTCCCCTGCTAGAATGCCCTTGTAAGGGTTAATAAGCACCTTGTCAAAAATGTTATCCCCTCCGTCATTATAGTGCTTAAAGCTCAAAGTTTCAATTTTAGTTACTCCGTCAACTACTGGTGTGAAATCATTTTCTTTTACGAAAAGAATATCATCGCCTGACTGTGAAAACTTATTTGCACTTGCTTTCTGTTTGACAGCCCCAATAATTGAACTTGTAGCGATTGAGCTATGAACTCCTCCCCAAATTAAGTGGGTTTCGATTGTTTGATATAAAGTATCTCGAACGGTTTGCAATGCACTTTGTACACCGTCAGCGGTCAAGTTACCTGAATCTGATAGATTGATACCAAAACCAAAACCACGAGGTGTCAAGATTTTATAACTTGTTTCAGTTACATCTAACACGCTACCAGTTTGCCCTTGCTCTTTAGCTTCAGGAAAACCAGTTAAATCAACAGACTGCAATAAATCTGCCCCAACTTTAGGAATACGTGACAAGAGAGGGAACAAGTCCCCAAGTCCCTCTGTACTAGTCACATTCTTAATTTGTTGGGCATAACGGTCTGTAATATTAAAATCAGCCATTATTTACCCCTTTCTTATTTAGACACCTAAACTACCCTTTTTTTTTAGGTATGCTGAACGGTTTTTACCACGGATAGAACCACCCACAAGAGTTTCAGAAAGCCATTGTTCCACGTTATAACGTAGGTCAAAGTCGTTATAGTTTTCCATGTTCAAATCTCCGATAAGTACGTACTCGTCGTGATTGTATACCGCTACTTCGTCTTTAGGCATCCAGACACGTGTTTCAAGATTAACTGCCCCAAACGATTGAGCAATTTGGGCTTTTGTCGCCAACTCGTTGAATCGTGAGTGTCCGTCTGTTCCTTTAGCTTTACGCAACTCTGCAAAAGTTTGTGGACTCATAACGATTGTGATTGCGTCAGAAATTGAGCATTCAGCAACTGCGTCAGTAATACCCTCAAACAAGTCTGTGTACTCAATTTGTTTTGTCCAACCATCTGCGGCAGTTTTCAAACCATAGAAACCATTTGAACCGTCAGCAGAACCAAGAATCATGTTGTATTCCACTTTTTGAATAACACGGTTTACCATTTCAGACATTACATATTCAGATAACGCACCTGAATCATTTACACCTCGAACAGTTGCTTTGTCCATTTGCAAGTATGCTTCAGCCATTTGTGGACGTAGTGAACGTTTTGTAGCTGTTTGAGCTTTGTTTTTGTCTGTACCTGCTTTGAAAGTACCTTGTAAGAAAGTATCATCTACACCGTCCTCTGCAAGTGTCAAACCTTGGAAGCGTGCTTTCATAGCACCGTCATAGATACCTGACTTACGAGCGTATTTTGAAGTGATAGACCCAAGAGAGTTAACAACATTCAAATCTGAACCATTAGCAAATTCACGCAAGAAACCTTGCTCTGGCATTTCAGCCATTTTTGAACCAAGCTCACGCATAAATTTAATTTCTACGTCTTGAGGTTTTTCGCTAGGAATACCTGCTTCACGTTCTTTTTTAAGCTCTTCACGTTCTTTGTTAAGTTCTGTTACTTTAGCTTCAAGTTCTCGAACTTTTACACCTGCTTCAATTGCTTGCTTCATGATTTCTTGTGTTTCGTTTGCACCCATTTGTTCTTGTTCTCCTTTTTCTTCTTCTCTTACTTTTGTCACTTTAGCACCTTTATTACTTGGTAACGGAGTTAGTGACACCTCCGTAATTGTAACATCTTTATAATAGCCTACTCCGTCAAGTTCACGAGCTTTTACACCGTTAGCATTGAAACCAACTGACAAACCTGTTTCCTCAATCTTTTCGGCTGTGTATTGTTCTTCGTCAACGTAACCTGTCAAGATTACATTGTCCCCCTCGAGATGAACAAACCCTGAACCAATCTTCTCTCTATGGCGGTTTAGGATATCTACTCCGTCCCCTGCGTTAGCAATGGATTCAATAACCGTACCGTGAGAATCAATTGTTCCCAGAGGGTTCGCTATCCCTCTTACTGCTTTTACTTTCAATATTTCCTCCCTTGGCTGTTGTTGATATATAAGCTACAAAATTTTCTTGGTTGAAAACAATGTTCTTATCGTGTTGTTTTAGTAGCGGTAACACTTTTTGAATTGCGAACGCGATAATAGTTACTTCATTACTTTGTCCATATAACAACTCTCTAGGCATTCCGTATTCACTCAACGCAACTTCGATTGCAAGGTTTGCGTCATTTTGTAGTGAACCGCTATAATCAGGTTGAATCTGCTTGATATCATCATCTGAACCGATAACCGAAACGCCATTGAATTCTCTTGCAAGTTGTTGCTGTTGCGTTAAACGTTCACGAATTCTTTCCCAAACTTCTTTCAAACCACTAGAAACCTTAGTTTTCCAATAGATTTTGATTTGAGCTTGAGAATCAAGTCGTCTACCAATTCCATTACTAGCCATTCCAAACATTACCCCAAACCGTTGAGGGTTAGCACCATAGAAAGGGTTTAGCAACATTTCATAGTCGCTTGTTCTAATAGTGACTTCCCTGCGGTTCGGTTCTCTGACTACAATGTTAAACTGGTCTGCATTTACTCTTTGAGCGTAATACTTGAAACCACCATACCAAACACGATAAACTTCTTTACCTTGTAAAGACCAATAGAATAAGTCTTCTAGTTTAGACGCTTCAGAATAATCAACATTGTCAAAATAGGAAACTAAGCCCAAGAGTTTACCCAATAACAAATCAGTCGCCGGGTCTTGGACCGTGAAAGTAGAAAAGCTCACATCTTCCGCTCTACGCGATAGATTGAATAAACTCATTCACTCCTCCTTATTTGAACTCTCCTGTTTTCGCGTCAAATTTACGTCCAAACTCTGCTTCAATTTCTGTGATATACATTGTATCAATTGGTAGGTTAAGTTTACCAAACTCGTTTTTGTAATTGCGTAACATTCGAGGCGTCCGAACGTGGCGAACACTTACACCGTCAGAAACAAACCAATGTTTTTCTTTACCGCTGTTGTCTAGTCCTTTAATAAGGTACATTTTAATAATTCCTCCTGTTTGATTATTTTGATTTGAATTTCCAGTAACTGGTTTATTAAATAAGTCAAGTTCTGCCTGTCTGCGTCGTACTAAACCTTGTAAGACTTGACCGCCTGCATTACAATACTTCGGAATCATTGAAGCGACATAAGCGTGTGAGAACTCTGCCCAACCGTCAGCAATGAAAACATTACCACAATTATAAGCCAATGAAACTAAGGCGTCAAACTCATTTTGATTTGCTTTGCCTTTTACATAAGCGTCAACCATAGGTGCATACTTATTATTGATGTCAATCTCTAGCTGACTATCTGCTTGTGCTTGCGTCCATGTTGTTCCTGCTGTCACTCCATAATAACCCCAACCGATTGTGTACATTTGTTCCCACGGTACTGGTTTGTAAGCAGTCAAACGGCAACCCTCGAACTCTTTAATCAAATTCAAACCGTTTTGTGATACTTTGATGTTACCACCTCCATTTATTATTATTGTTTTTATAAGGGAACAACTAACCCAAACTTTCGCAATATGTCAAGATGTTATAAGCGTCTGCCATGTTATCATCTTTGCAATCAGATTCAACAAAACCTGTCTCCTTTAAAAGTTCTAGACTTTCTTTTTTGCGTTGTTCTCGTTTGCCTGAAATTAAATGATAAGCGCACCACTTAGAATTATCAATAAAAGTATAGCCATTTACTAGACCGTCAATTGCTCCGATGAAATAACCGTTACAATTAGCCAATGTAATACTGTGCTTTCTATTTCTACCCATGATAGGTGTTTCAATAGCCATATGATAATCTTTTAAGTCAAACTCATCTATGATATCTTTAATTGCGTTCACAATGTCAAAAGTACGTTCCCACGCGTTTTTTTTTGCGTTATATGCTTTAATGGAACCGACATATAATTGTCCGTCTTTTCTAAAGGCGTACCCAGTTCCCTCGTCTTTCTTACTAGCTGTACTGAAGTCAATAGCTAAAATTTTTTTCATTTCTACCCTCTTAAATAGGGAGGCTATAAGAAGTCACGACCGCATAAACATCTTCGCGTGTTTTGTCAATGTTAACGCCGTAATCAGTTTTGTCAATAAATTCTAAAACTTGTTTCAACTCTACTTCATCATTAACAAAATAGATGTTTTTTTCTGCCATGTCTTTACCTCCCTCATTGATTATGGTATTATTATAGCATACCCATTTTTAGTTATGACTTTTATTGTACCTACAAAAGATTTAGATAGTTTACAATTTAATTAAATAATTTGTAACCAAAAAATAATATAATACTAACTATCAGCGTGGTTGAGCCATTCTTGTATTTTTGACCCTGATTTTTTTACTTGATTTTGAAAAAACGTATGTTATAATAAATATATAAAAATTGAATACGCCTAAGGCTTGTCTGATGTCTTAGGAATTGAGTATATGAAAACCGTACTGAATAAGGCGCGAGTAATGAGTTAGGCAAAGCGGTAGCCCTGTGTGATGTCACTGAAAGCAAGTTTCAAACGCTCCCCCAACATAGGCAAAGTTAAATAAGAAGTTACCGCTTGGGTGTTCATCATAGCCGAATTGATGTGAGGACTGATTGAGTTACTAGCGCTGACATATTAATTAGTTCAAGAGGGGGGGATAAAAACTGCGTTTGCGTGGGTAGTTATACCCTTTAGCAAGGTAACTAAAAAGAAATATTTGATAGCTTGAATTGTAATATTATTTCAGCTATAATTAAAGCATAGATAAAAAGAAAGAGGGTAAATGAAATGTTTATCATTTATTGGATAATGTCAGCCATGTTTGGAATTATGGCGAGTGTAGACGGTTCACTTTATGGAGTTTGGTTCTTATGCTGTCTAGGTTGCTTTATTCTAGGTTTGGTAAATTTATTAAAAGGAGGTTATTGATTGACAATTTTAGCAACTTTTGTCACTATAATTTTATCATTTATTTTTATAGTTGACTTTTTACTTATAATCGCTCTTATTATTACACTATGGAGGTTTTTCGAATGACAATTAAAGACGACATCAAAGCAATTAACAAAGATATTTTTGAAGCTAAAGACTGGGAACAAATGGTTCAACGTACTAAGTATTGGGTAGTTAAATTAAAAAACATCTATCCTGATTATAAGTTTAAAACTTATTTTAAACCGCTACGTGATAGAAACATCATTTTTATTGACTATAAAGTAAAAGGGGTTTACTAAAATGAAAGACTTGTTTGAACGTGTTATAACAGCTAAAGAACTACAAGAAAAAGAGGACTTCAAAGGCGGGAATGAGTGGCTAATAGAACACTTAATACCACGAGGTCAGGCAGGTCTAACAATTGCACCGCAAAAGTCTTTTAAGAGTTCTACAACCCTACAAATGGCGTTGAGTGTAGCTAAAGGTGTACCCTTTGGCTATTTTAAAACTAAAAAAGCGAACGTGCTTATAATTGACAATGAGGATACTGACTTCGTTCTACATCAACGGTTAAAGGCTTATAGTGATGTTCCTGACAATTTGCATTTCATTACAGGGGGAATTTTTAAGCTAGACAATACAAACCACATGAATGGACTTTATAAGTTCATCAAAGAGAATAACATTAAGTTTGTTATCTTGGACAACTTAAAAGACATGCTGACAGACAGAAACACTCTAAATGATATGTCAAGTATGAATGATGTCTTGAATAACATAACACGCTTGAAATTGCTCCTAAATGATGTAACGTTCCTTTTAATTGCTCACGCTAGAAAAGACACGAACAATCAATCACTTGAGGAAAAGAGTTTTAGGGTTAGAAGTACACATGCCTTAGGTAGTTCGGCAATTGGTGCATGGTTTGAGTTCTGTTTATGCCTAAGCCCTAAAATGGGAAAGAATAGCAAGTATTCAATTTTAACTGTTGAGGCACGTAATTATGCTTATGACAAAGAGGTTTGTCTAGGCTACGTAGGGGAACAATTTCAAATAATAGACCCCACAGGAAACAAACCGAAAGAGATATTAGAAGAAGAACAAAAAGAGGGGGAAGAATACGAGGAAACAAAAAACGACGCTGAAAGTCTTTTAACAGCATTGAAACAAAACGGAAAAACAAAAGAAATTAACGATTAATCGCTTTGTATTTGACATTGCGGTTTTTCTTTTGTACAATTAAGTCATCAAGTTAAGAGAGGGAAACAAAAAAATGAAAGTAGCACTTGAAACACTTAATAAAATAGCAGTAAGACTTCAACAAAAAGAACCAGTAACAGATATTGAAAAAGATATGCTTATAGGGCTTTTAAATAGCGTTTATAGCTATTATAAACAAATCGAGGACATTTCTATGCTAGATGTCTTAGTCGTTCTCTATGAGCGTTTAACAGGCGTTAAAGCGAACAAAAAAGAAGAAATGGAACGCTTCATTGAAAAGTTCACAGCAAAAGGGCTTGTTAAGTTATTAGACGACTTAGAACAAAAAGGGAAACGCCAAAAAGAAGGTAAAGTTGACGAGATGTTCATCAATGAAACAAGAATGTATTACAAAGTAGTAGCAAACAAAATCAAAGAAAGAGGTATTAAATAATGGCAATTGAGAAAGTGGTATATCATTATGACGACGGAACAAAAAGAGAATATCCGCCACGATTGACAGACCTAGAACAATTAGAGGAATTCAGAAAATCAAAAGCTGATGTAACAGAACTATATGACTTTATGCAAGAACATCTAAGCAAGTTTGAAGCTAAGTTATCTTTATGTTTTAAATATATGGTTGATAATTTAGGCATGGAGGAACAGCAAGCGAATAACACGCTAGAATTTTGGTGTAATGAATGGGGTGTACAAAACGTTCACTTTATCGCAGATGGTGGCAAATGTCTAGCTTGTGGTAAACAATGCAACGCTAAAAAATTGTTCTGTTCTGAAGAATGTTACAAAAATTACATAGAAATGAAACACAATAGTAATTGACAAATAGCAAAGCCTTTGATAAAATAATCTTATAGAAACGAAGGAGAATAACATGTTAGCGGAAAAGTTACAAGAATCACTTAAAGGAATGACAGGCTCAACACCTAAATCAAATAAAAGAACTTTAGTAGAACTTTTACAAACAGAACTTGGTCTTGATGTAGTTGAACGCTTAGGAGTTGAACGTCGTTATCATACAGCTGTTTACTTCAGAAATGATGAAGTAGGAAAAGCTAAATATCAGTTTTACATGAAACAAATTGAAAAAGCAGCCAAATATCCACGTTTCACAAAATTTGAAGAATACACAAAATAAAGGAGGCTAAAAGATAATGATTAAAGTGAAATACATATTAGATGACGGTTCAAAAGATTGGCTTTATGAAATGAAAGACTTACGAAGTGCAGTAGAATGTATAAAAGAGGATATGGAAACATACCCAAGAATTGCAATGGTAATTGTATTTGATGAAGAAAATAGAAAGATTTTTGAGGTTAAATAAATGGCACAAGATTATTACGCGAATAAATACGGTATTCAATTAGAAGAGTTCCTGATTTGGGGTTCTGAATGGGACTTAAAATTTTGGAAGTATAACTTTACAACTGGTCAAGGTTTTGCACTAACTAACGCTTTAAAGTACACTGTAAGGGCAGGGAAAAAGCCAGATGAACCGTATGAAAAAGATATGGGCAAATATAACGACTACATCGACATGGCTGTTAAAATGGGTTTTGAACGGTCTGAAGCAGAAGATTGGGTAGCACTTCAAAAATCAATCTTTGAGGAGTTCAAAGGCAGAAAAGCAGAACTAGAAGAACTTAGAAGAAGAGAGGAAGCGAAACGTGTTTAAATATTGCGCTTTAAATCGTCAAAAATTCTTATGGTTTAAAACCTTTGAGGATATGGCGAAACACTTCGGTGTTACAGAAAGTTATTTAAAATTATGGGTGAATAAAGACAAGCCATTGAATGGTTGGTTTATTAAAGAGGTAAATTATGATTCTGAATTGGAACGACTTCAATAAATGGCGTGAAACTAGCTTAGAGTATCATAAAATGATAGGCGAACACAATTATACTAATGCACTAACATTTTTTGAGTATGTAAGACAATACTTTAACGCTAAAGGCTTCCCACCTGCTGAAAAGAAAACAAAAACAGGCAGAAAAGGAAAATACACGCAAAAAGATAGTAAAGAACAATTAAAACAAATACATGAATACATCGGAGGAATAAAAAAATGTTGACTTTATTATTAACAATTATATTTATTTGGCTTGTGTTTAAAGCCGTTGAAAATGTAGCCGAAGAACTTGGAAGATACATCAGAGGGTTCTTTAAATGGTTGTGGAAAATGTACAAAAAACATATTAATAAAGGAGTTAGCCTATAATGGAAAGCAAAGTTCTAAAATTAATCAATGAAATTAAAGTACCAAAAAGCCAATATAACAGCTTTGGAAAGTACAATTTCAGAAATAACGAGGATATTCAAACGGCTTTGAAGCCTTTGTTATTACAGTTCGGTCTTATGGAAAAAGCGACAACTGAAATGTTAGAAATGAACAACGAGCTGATGTTGCACGTTCATATTGACATCTTTGACCCTGATAACCCTAATGACATCGCAAGCGGTGACGGTTGGGCAGTTATTGACATCAATAAGAAAGGTATGGATAAAGCGCAAGCAACTGGTGCTAGTCAATCATACGCAAGTAAATATGCCTACGGTCAAGCGTTGAAATTAGACGATACCAAAGACGCCGATAGTACAAATAAAGGTCCAAATAATGCTACACAGATGAAATCACGACCAAAACCAAACTATCAATACAATTTGAGCGACTTAAAGAAGAAAGTAGCAAATAAAGAAATCTCAAGCGACCAAGCCAATGAACTTTGCAAACAAGGAAAAGTAAATATGAATGCTTAACGCTTGACAAGATGAAGTAAATAAGTTATAATTAAACTATCAAATAAAGAGAGGAAAATAAAAAAATGAAAATTATTGAAACTTTAAAAGTAAACGAAATTAACACAAAACAAGTTGAAACATCAAACGGAACTAAAAAAGTTCTATCATTCAAAGCGTACCCATTTGACCACTATATCGGAGGTATTTGGTTACCTGATAGCGTAAATTATGGCGACATCGTAACAGTATTTATTGACCAAATCAAATCCGAAACAAAAGGCGACAAAACTTATTATAATGCTTCGTATGCTAAAGTAACGCCTGAATTTAACTTAAACCGTGACAATAATGAACCACAAAACAATACGGTTGACTTATTTGGTGGAAGCGCTCCTGCTGATATCCCTGACGACCAATTACCATTCTAAAGGAGTTCAGCCATGGGATATGATTATGAAATGATACTTGATGAAGTAGACAAATTGAGTCTACAAGGACGAGTAGAGGAAGCAAAGGAACTTGTGAGGGAACTTGTTCCTCCTCTGTTCGCTATTGACTTTACTAACTTAATGGAATTAATTGAAAGGAATACATACAAACTATGAAAATCGCTAAAGAAACATTAAATGCACTTAAAAACATGCCTATTATCACTTTGAACACTATCCATGATTTACTAGAAGTAAAACAGCATATTAACAACTATCAACGCAATACAAACAAAAAATACGGTCTAAACCTCGAAAAAGATGAAGTAATTAACCGTGAAGTGGCTGACATGATTATTATTAACACGCTAGGAAAGTTAAACATGTTACCTGAACAGTCTTATTTCTTGCGTTTGGTTCGTAACGAAAATGTAGACACTCCTAAAGCTCGTAAGGCTGAAAAGTTCGCTGAAAAAGCCAATTTAGCTGATAAAATTGTTGAAGCTCTTAACTTCATCAACGGTAACGCGTTTATAGATATTAATGAAACAGCATTATACAACTTCATTAAAAAACAGAACGTCCAAAACCTTGAATATTTCAGCAAAGAGGGTCGTGTGGAATGGTTCTTTAGTCGTGTAGAATGGTTGTTAGATACTTATAAAGGGGAATAAATGATAAACTTACAAAATAAAAAGTTAGATATTAAAGAGTTCTTACAAGAGTTAGGCTTTACCGTTAGTTTAGACTATGAAAGAGAACCAATGGGCGTGATGTTTGCTGAAATACACCCTGTTGTTAGTCAAGTAAGCAACAATTCAGCCATTTATCAGTCGTTTAGAACGCTTGAAGTAGAACTCATGGTAATTTGTACCGAAGAAACAGAAAACAGCTTATACAGGGCTGTACAGCTCTTGAGCGACGAGCATTATATCTATGCCAATACAATCACAGATAACACAAATATTATAAAATTAAGAGGTAACTATTATGATTAATGATAACACATTGAACTTTATCCGCTTTTCAAGTGGCTTCAATAACTTAAAAAAAGAAGAACTCGAAGCCTTTGCAGAGAATGAAATCTTTGAACTTAATGAATACAACGCAAGTGAGGGAACGCAAGGAAAATACTTCTATACATTAGATGATGTCAACACAAACGGAACACTTAAAAGCTATATTATTGAATGTTTAAAACTTTCATTACAAACACGCTGGGGTAACAATCTAGAGTATCACATTGACCGTAAAACGAAATACTTAAACAAATTAACTGGAATGCAAGCGTAAGAAAGAAAGAGGAATAAAAAAATGAAATTAAAAAATCAAATCGAACTACTTAACGACACTTTGAAATTACATGATGAAAAAGTAGACGAACATTTTCCAACAGATGAAAGTAAAGTACCTGCTTATGCTAAAGCCCAATACATTGACTTGTTTAGTATGCTTCAAGAAGTTGCTAAGGCGTACGAATTCACGGCAAAATGGCATAAAGCGTCTAAAAAAGCCCTAGAAATTCTTGTTACAAATCTAAACGAACATTCTGAAATGGTTAATGAAATCATGGACGATACCGATTATAAAAATTGGACTAAAGAAGAAGACAAACACTATACTGGTGTATTCTACTACGACTTACATAAAACAGTAGAAGAAACACTTGAAGAAATGAAAGAGGTGTAAAATCATATTAAATTATATTATTTATGTTATAGCGTTTATCCTTTATAGTTGGTTCTTATTCAAATCAGGAAAGAAACACGCTGAACGTAAAGATGAAATAAAGTTAGTTATAACTGGTAAACCTGAACAAGTTAAAAAAGCAATCGAAACTATAAACGAACAAAATTTAATTAAATAGAAAGCGAGGTCATTACTCTTCATTTACACGCCACTCAAACGAGTGGTTTTTTTTGTTTGGTTG